AGTGACCGAAGAGGAAGCTAGCATTGCTAAAAAATACTGGCAAGACAGAATGGACGAAAAGGCGGCAAAAGTTTTAGAAGATTTCTTTAAGGAAAACGAATGAACACAAGACGAACACCAACAACACAACTCAGATGGATAGATAAACAAGTTTATCAGTATGATTCAAATGATGGCAAAACCATTACCGTGCTTGAGCAGTGGCATCAAAACGAAGTGTTAACCGAGACGCATGGTTGGCAGCCAGTTAATGGCGGGGAGTGGAAGGAAATAAAGAAGGAAAACAACAGTGTCTAGCCTAAAGTTAAGAAGCTATCAAGAGCTTGGGTTGCAGAAGCTCCGAGAAGGTTTTGCCAAAGGATACCGAAGCCAAATACTTTATCTTGGGACGGGAGGTGGGAAAACCGAGATGGCTATTGCCCTCTTAGAAGCCACCAGATCCAAGGGAAACAAGTCAGCCATGATCCTAGATAGGATTGTGCTTTGCGACCAGACCAGCCAAAGGTTGGATAGGTACAAGATTGATCACGGGGTGTTACAGTCAGGTCACTGGCGGTACAGACCCTATGAGCATATCCAGGTATGTTCAGCTCAAACGTTAGAAAAGAGGGGGGAGATACCCGAGCTCCAACTGTTAATTGTTGATGAGGCGCATCAGACGCGGGATCAGACAGTAGAGTTTATTAAGAACAATCCAGACGTAAGAGTAATAGGTTTAACTGCTACACCATTCACTAAGGGACTAGGAAAGATTTACCAAAACGTTGTATCCACAATAACAACAAAAGAACTCGTGGATCAGGGTGTGCTCGTGCCTTTGAGGGTATTCGTAGCCAAAGAGATAGACATGGAGGGGGTTAAGAAGGTAGCCGGGGAATGGTCACAAAAGGAATCGTCTACAAGAGGAATGCAGATTACCGGGGATATTGTCACCGAGTGGATTAAGAAGACACATGAGATATTCGGTAGACCGAGGAAGACTATTGTGTTTTGCTCGGGGGTGGCGCACGGGATAGATCTAAGCCAGAAGTTTGCAGAGCAGGGCTATAACTTTATCTCCATCAGCTACAGGGATGATAATGAGTTTAAGAAGGAAGTCATTGCGGAGTTCAGCAAGCCTGACACAGAGATACATGGGCTCATAGCTACAGATATCTTAACCAAGGGATTTGACACACCAGACGTAATGATCGGGGTATCAGCTCGTCCATTCTCCAAGTCACTATCCAGCCACATTCAGCAAATGGGGCGCGTGATGAGGTCAAACCAGGATGATCCTGAATCTAAGCCTTACGCGGTTTGGTTAGACCATAGCGGTAACTACTTAAGATTTCGTGAGGACTGGGAAGACGTATACGAAAACGGTGTCAGCCAGTTGGACGATAGCAAGGAGAAGCCTAAGAAAGAGCCAACAGAGATGGAAAAGAAAGAGGCTAAATGTCCTAAGTGCTCGGCATATATGCCTGGGTATATGGATGTATGTAGCCATTGCGGGCATGTCAGAGAGCGTAAAAACAAGGTGGAATCCGTACCCGGCGAGATGTCAGAACTAGCAACTATGTCTAGGGAGAATAAGCAGGACTGGTGGTCGCAGTTGCAGTGGTATACGCATCATTCCGGGTGGTCGCAGGGCAGGGCAGCTCACACCTACAAAGACAAGTTTGGGGTATGGCCTAAGAATTTATCCGATACACCCAAGCAACCCAGCCTGGAAGTGGAGAAGTTTATTGACTCCAGAATCAAGGCATACATAAGAAAGATGAAGAGGGCAAGATGATTCCAGTAATAGTTAAAAACAAAAAGGGAAAGATTAAGTTAAGGATCGTAATTTTCAAGGAAGAGCTAGATTTTGCGGCGTATTTTGGCTATACCAATAATGATTACATCAGGGGTAGGGTTGGTCATGCTTTGATCCAGCAAAAGCTATTAAAGAAGGCGAAGAAAAAATGAAGACACCTGAAGACGAAGAGTTTGAGCGCATAGAGCGTGAGATAAAGATGCAGAACAAATCTATTTCAGAGCCGAGATGGAAGGGCTGGGTAGGGTTGAATGGCGCTGACTGGAACGACTTCAATCCATTATTAGCAAACGACCCCCACCGGGTTGCAGAGTGGGTTGAGAAAATATTGAGGGAGCGCAATACATGAGATATCTAAGCGTATGCGCGGGTATTGAGGCCGCCACAGTAGCATGGCATCACATGGGCTGGGAGGCAGTCGGTTTCAGTGAGATTGAAAAGTTCCCAAGCGAAGTATTAAAACATCATTACCCAAACGTCCCTAATCTTGGGGATATGACTAAATATAAGGAGTGGGATCTTGGAACAGTTAACCTTCTGGTCGGTGGAACACCTTGCCAATCTTTTTCCGTTGCCGGGCTCAGAAAAGGACTTGAAGATCCAAGGGGAAACCTTATGCTCGTCTATTGCGGAATTCTTGATAAGTTTAGACCCAAGTGGTTCGTATGGGAAAACGTGCCGGGTGTCCTCAGTTCAAATGGAGGACGGGATTTTGGTTCCTTCCTCGGGGCGGTGGCAGAACTCGGGTATGGGTGGAGCTATCGAGTCCTTGACGCTCAGTACTTCGGAGTGGCCCAACGACGCCGTCGTGTGTTTGTTGTCGGATGTCTTGGAGACTGGGAGTCTGCCGCAAAGGTTCTTTTTGAGCCAGAAAGCTTGCGCGGGAATCCTCCGCCGAGCAGAGAGCAGAGGAAAGAAATTGCCAGAAGCTCTACAGATAGCGTTGGAGCGTTGTGCGCTAGAGACTTCAAAGGAGTAGGTAATCAATATGTATCTGAAGGAAAGTGCATAGTAGAGCCTCGTGATCCACAAGTTGCAGGAACTATTACGGCACGTTTTGGAGCGAGTCGCAACAACCATGAAGAGTGCGTAGTGTATGAGAACCACCCAAGTGACTCCAGGGTCAAGCTAATGGGTGATGTATGCCAAACTGTAACGTCTAGTTGGGGTACTGGCGGAGGTAATACTCCATTCGTTCAGGCGATAGCATTGGCAGAGAATACTATTGGTAGGCAACCGCAGAATGGCGGTAATGGGGATGGATTTACAGAGGGTGGTCCGATGTATACCCTTAATGCTACGGGTGTGCATGGAGTTGCACAACCAATACCTTTAAATACCATGAATTTGTTAGGTAGAGATAAAGAAGATAATCGCAGAGGTTTTGGAATAGGAAATCCAGGTGATCCATGTCCAACTCTAACAAAAGCACATAGTCATGGAGTTGCTGCTTTTGACACCTACAACCATTCGTTATCGGATGTCAATCAAACTATTAAAAGCCCACAAGGCGGAGTAAATGAATCAATTGGAACTGTTATTGCTCCAACGCTAACTACAAATGACCCTTCAAGGTCACCGCAATCCTCAGAAGTTACTCAGCAAGTTAATGCGGTTTATCAGGCGTCTATGGCAGTTAGAAGATTAACGCCAGTTGAATGCGAGAGACTGCAAGGATTCCCTGATAATTACACCGACATCAAGCCAAAAGGGAAAGACACGCCCGATGGTCCAAGATATAAAGCACTTGGTAATTCAATGGCTGTTCCAGTAATGAGATGGATTGGAGAGAGAATCAATGGATCTGCTTAGTTTTTGTAAGGCGCACGGGATACTCGTGAATCAGATGCCACCAATAGGCGTATGGAAAAGATACCCAACAGAGGATCATCCAAACAAGCGTAATGGTGCGGTTAAGTTTATGGGTGATATGGCATTTGTCCAGAATCATGCGACAGATACAGAAGTATCAATTTGGAACTCTGACTCAAGCATCAAGACTGACCCAGCTAAACTCAGAGCTCAGTTGCACAAGGTAGATCAGGATCGAATTAGATTAAACCAGGAGGCAAAGGCTAAGGTTGACTCAATCATATCCAAGTGCCAGCTCGGTACTCATCCATACTTAAAGGCTAAAGGGTTTGAGGATGAGGAGGGGTTGATCTATGCTTGTGACTCGGAAAAGCTATTGGTTGTGCCAATGCGCGTGGCTGGGTTGATTGTCGGTTGTCAGTTGATTGACGAATCAGGAGATAAGAAATTCT